TTGCACATCAGGTCGAGCTGTCGAAATACGGCAACAGCGTTGTTCGCCGGCTGATCGCCATCATGAACCGCTCGGATTCGCGCATGGCCGCGGAGCTGTCCGGCGTGCTGGAGACCATCGGCGATGTGTCCACCTTCCGGGCGGAGCGGCTGGAATCGATGCTGGCCAGCGTCCGGGCGCTGAATGCGCCGGCCTACAGCCAGATCGAGCAGGAGCTGCGCACCGAGCTGCGCGAGTTCACCGAGTACGAGGCGAACTGGCAGCAGATGACGCTGCGCGAGGCGATCCCGCCGGGCGTGAGCGTGAGCTTCGCCAGCGTCAGCGTTGAGCAGGTGTACGCCGCGGCTCTTGCGAGACCGTTTCAAGGGGTGCTCCTGAAGGGCGCGTTGGACGATCTCAGTGAGCAGTCGGCAAAGCTGGTGCGACAGACAATTTCGGCCGGCATCGTGGAGGGCAGGACGACGCAGCAGATCATCCGCGATCTGCGCGGCACCAGAGCGAAGGGCTACGCGGACGGGCTGCTGCAACGAAGCCGGCGCGACGTCGAGGCCATCGTGCGCACCGCCATCAGCCACACCGCAGGGGTCGTGCAGGACAACGTGATGCAGGCCAACACTGACCTGCTCCAGGCTGTGCAGTGGAGTAGCACCATAGATTTACGCACATCGGAGATTTGCCGCATCCGCGATGGAAAGCTATACACGCCGGACACGCACAAGCCGATAGGGCACAGCCTGCCATGGGGTGGAGGCCCCGGCAGGGCGCACTGGCGTTGCCGTGCCGCGCAGGTGCCTGTCCTCAGGAGCTGGCGGGCGATGGGCATCGACATGGATGGATCGGCGAACCTCGATGGCACGAGGGCGAGCCTGGACGGGCAACTGCCGCAGGACATCACCTACGCGCAGTGGATCGAGAAGCAGTCGGCGGCGCGGCAAGACGAAGTGCTGGGGCCGAGTCGTGGGAAGCTGCTGCGCGAGGGCAAATTGCCGATGGAGGCGCTGTACTCGCAGCAGGGGCAGTACCTGACGCTGGCGGAACTGCGCGAGCGGCACGCCGGGGCGTTCAGAAAAGCTGGATTGTAAAAGAGTGAAACAGCGCGGCGGCGTTTCAGGATTCGAACTCGCACGGCTACGCAGTGGGCGAAGTGTGGGTTGAAACGTGGGTAGGCGTGGGGGCGTTGTGATTTGTCGTCTTGCAACACGCAAGCGAGACTTGCTGGATGAAAACGTCATTTCGACCCAAGCAAGCCGCCGAGTTTCTCGGCATCGGCAGTGCAACCTTCTGGCGCTGGGCCAAGGAACGCGCCGACTTCCCCAAGCCGCGCCGGCTGTCCGCGCGCTGCACGGTCTTTGACCAATCCGAGTTGATCGCCTGGCGCGACGCCCATATGACGAAGGGGGCCGCGCAGGGTGGCGCAGACGCTGGCATCGGGGAAAAGACGGTCAGGGCACGTACTCGCCGAACGGTATCGCTGTTCGGGCGGGATGGACTGACCTGTACCGTTGCTAATGTCCTTCGTTGGGAGGGGCTGGAGAGCATCGAGGACGTTAGAGCTGCATATCAAGCCGGATCATTGGACCGCGTTCCTCAATTGGGTCGCAAGCGGCTAGAAGAGATCGCTCGCTGGCTGGGCGAGTAGGCAGGTAGTCGCCCAGCCGGGGCGGGCCTGTAGGCCAGCGGTATCATGCCGCCGTGCCCCTGAAGCTCGTCCCGCCAGCGCCGCCCTCGCCAGCCGAGGGGGTCCGGCTGCGCGTGAAGCGCCGGCAGCGCCCGGACGGGATGATCCAGTGCAACCGCTGCGGCGGCAGGACGCTACTGAACACAGTGAACGGCGCCTACATCAAGAACGGGCGCAAGACCGGCGGCACGAAGATAGACGAGAACGTCTGCGCCGACTGCTGGCGCCGCAGCATCTTCAGTCCGATGCTGCCGGAGTTGAGACGAGCCGAATAACGGGCCAAGCGCCCACACCAGACAAGCCGCTGCGGAGCAATCCAGGGCGGCTTTTTCATGCCCGAGGCCGGATGGTCGGAGGCGCATCGCGGCGGACGCCGCACCGCACCAGAGGGCGGATGCCCGAGGAAATCACCACATGCCTTTCAAATTCGACGCTAACGGCGCCATCGTCACCCAGGAAGTCAACGGCCAGAAGTTGCCCGTCTACGTGCATGCTGACGGCAAGGAAGCTGCCTTTGATGCTGACGCCACAATCTCCACAATCTCCCGGCTCAACGCCGAGGCCAAAGGACACCGAGAGGGCAAGGAAGCGGCGGAAGCCGCTCTGAAGCCGTTCAAGGATGCCGGGATCGAAGACCCGGTTGCCGCGGCCAAGGCCCTCGCCACGGTCAAGAATCTCGATGACAAGAAGCTGGTGGATGCCGGCGAAGTCGAGCGAGTCAAGGCCGAGGCCATCAAGGCCGTGGAAGAGCAGTACAAGCCCATCAAGGACAAGGCCGCGGAACTGGAATCACAGTTGAATCGCCACCTCATCGGCGGCGCGTTCGCACGGTCCAAGTTCATCGCGGAGAAGTTCGCCGCGGAAGGGCCGGCCGGTGTCGAGATCGCGGAAGCGCTCTTTGGCTCTCGGCTGAAGGTGGAGGGCGGCAAGGTAGTTGGGTACGACGCGAACGGCGCCAAGTTGTATTCGCGCTCGCGCCCCGGCGAACTGGCCGACCCGGACGAAGCGATCGAATTGCTCGTTGACTCCTACCCGCACAAGGCGTCGATTTTGAAAGGCAGCGGCTCCAGCGGCTCCGGCTCGTCTGGCAGCAGCAATGGTGGCGGCGGCAAGAAGACGATCCCCCGCGCTCAGTTCGACCAACTCGACCCCGCCGGCCGCATGGCTCATGTCAAGGCCGGCGGAGTTGTGACCGACTGAGCCTGACCCTTTCGCAACCCCAACGGCCCGCCATGAGCGGGCTTTTTCACATCTGAAAGCACGACCATGGCAAATACTCTCACTTCCCTGACGACCGAGCTGTACAACGCGCTCGACGTCGTTTCCCGCGAACTCGTGGGCTTCATCCCCGCGGTGTCGTCCGACATGACGCACGAACGCGCCGCCGTCGGCCAGACCGTGCGCTCGCCCGTGGCGCCGACCGCGACCGGCACGGACATCACCCCGGCCGTCACGCCGCCCAACGATGGCGACCAGACCATCGGCAACGTGTCGATGGTGATCGACAAGGCCAAGCGCGTTCCGGTGCGCTGGGCCGGCGAGGAAAAGCGTGCGTTGGACAACAACGGCGCGTCGTACAACGTCATCCTGCGTGACCAGTTCGCGCAGGCGATGCGTTGGCTGACCAACCAGGTCGAGACCGATCTCGCCGCGCTCCATGTCAAGGCGTCCCGCGCCTACGGCACCGCCGGCACCACGCCGTTCGCTTCGTCGCTCGCCGACACCGCCCAGGTCCGCAAAATCCTGGCCGACAACGGCTGCCCGATGAGCGACATGCACCTGGTGATCGACACCACGGCCGGCGCGAACATGCGTACGCTGACGCAACTGACCAAGGCCAACGAAGCGGCGGACACCAATCTGCTGCGCCGTGGCGTGCTGCTGGACGTGCATGGCTTCGCCATCCGCGAGTCCGCCCAGGTCAAGACTGCCGGCTCGAACGTCATCACCGGCACCGTGACCGTCACTGGCGCAAACGCTGTCGGCGCGACCTCGATCGGCGTTACCACGGCGGCCGGCGCTGCCGTGAGCGCTGTGGCCGGCGACATCATCACCTTCGCCGGGGATGCGCGCAAATACGTGATCGCCTCGGCCGTCACCATCGGCGCGTCGACCACGGGCACGATCGTGCTGGCGGCTCCAGGCCTGCAGAAGGCCACGGCTGGTTCGGAGGCGATCTCCGGCGTTGCCGCGGCTGCCCGCAACATGGCGTTCGAGCGTTCGGCCATCGTGCTGGCGACCCGCGCGCCCGCGCTGCCCGAGCAGGGCGACTCCGCTGCTGACCGCATGATCATCACCGATCCGGTCTCCGGCCTGTCGTTCGAGGTGAGCCTGTACATGCAGTACCGGCAGGTGCAGTACGAGGTGGCGCTGGCATGGGGCGCCGCGATGATCAAGCCGGCGCACTGCGCGCTGCTGCTGGGCTGATAGGAGACACGGCGGGCCGACGAACACTCGGCCCGCCGCATCTTTATGAGCGATCCCAACACCATCAAGGTTGCCGCAGACACGCCATCGGGCTATGCGGTCATCAACGAAGACGACTTCGACGCCGCGCTGCACAAGCGTTGGCCGCCGGAGGAACCGGCAGCCGAAAAGCCGCGGCGCGGCCGGCCGCCAAAAGAGGCAGAACTGAACGAGGGCTGACATGGCACTTGTGACCGAAGACGGCACCGCAAAAGCGGACGCTGAATCGTATGCATCCCTCGCTGATGCCGACGCCTATTTCACGGGCCGGGGAAATGCGACGTGGGCGGCGCTGTCGACGGAAGCAAAGGAGCAGGCGCTGCGCAAGGCGACGGACTACATGGGGCAGGTCTATCG